CGCCTTTTCAATATCCGGCATCTGTCCGATTTCATATTCGATGCCGCGATTGCTGATAATCTGCGGGTTGTACTGGTCGGCACGATAAACAAGGCCCTGACCATGCGCATTGCGGCCAAGCCAAAAAATCGTGTTATCTGTTTTTGTGATCGACATCGGCGCGACGCATCCGACCTCAAGAACAGCGCCATCTCGCCTCGCCAGCGGGAAATCCGTCGCCCCTGAGTTGTACCAGATTTCGATGGATGACGACCCGAACAGCCACAACTCCCGGTGGTCGACAATCAGCCCGACGATGTCATCAAGATTCGATTCCGCCTGCGCAAAATCCAGGGCATCAAACGATGACCCGTCATTGATTGCGGAAATGTAAAACTGTTGTGAGTCTGGAATGGCAAAGACGAAATAGCCATCCAGATAATCAACGAGATAACTGCCAGCAAAATCGGTGTCTGTCACCGCAGTCACGCTGCTTCCGGTGATGATATAGGCATTCTGGCCAGTGACGGCAATGACATGATTTCGGTTTGCCGACAGCGCCACGCGTTTTGTGCCGTCGAGCGTAATCGTGCCGATGCGTGTCCCTGCGCCAGTCTCGTTTATGCGATAGACCTCGTTTCCTGAGATGGCGATAACCAGATGATTGTGGCTGATCATCGCCCGTATCGGTCCATTGCCGATGGCGGCAAATTCCGTTTTCCCCGGAACCATGTACAGCGCAGACCCGGATTCAGGCTCTGCCGTGTCAGTCTCCAGGTACAGATTGACCGTGCGCTGGGCATCCTGATTGACAGAGCGCCGTTTGCTGTAGCCACCCAGCAGCTGGATTTTCATGTCGAACCTGACCGAATGGCATTGATGTCGGAATGGCCTCGACGCCTCATCAGCAGCGGGTCAAATACGGCCGATGGGATTTGCAGATTGACGCGGCGGACGATTTCCAGCGCATCTGATGCGGTTTTTGCAATCTCGGCGGCGACAGAAACCCCATACTCCGGAGCCAGTTCGATGGCAAGGTTATACCGGATGGCGCGGATGAATTCCGGTGGATATGGCATCGTGTCGTACAGCGCCAAATCAGACGGCGGCGCAACTTTGTCCATGACCAGCGTGCAGCCTGAGCCTGGAGCAGGGTACAGATGCAGCGTAGACAGCGGGTATCCAGGGCGGATTGCCATCACTTCAGGAATTGACCCGGTAGTGGACTTGTCTGGAATCGCTTCGTACTCGCCAAGCGCCACGACACGAAGCGGATAATCAATGCCGCCTTGGGTGATGTGCGCCTGATAGATGGTCGTCGGTCGCGTGGTATTGATTGCGCCGCCGGAGCCGATGGTGTAGCTCGCAACACCAGACGTCAGGGCGAACGATGTTTGCGGTACAGATGCAGATGTATAGCGAGATGCCGCCCATGACGCCAGCATTTGATTCATCGCGGACAGGCCATCAGCGGCTTCTTCTGCCGACGGCGGCTCGATCGGCGTGACAACTCCGATCAATCGCAATGCGCCTCGCACTACATCATACGCTGTCGTCATTTTTCACCCTGCGCTTGCGGGTTTTTACGGGTTCAGGTTTCGGCTGATCCGGCTCAACAGGATCATCAATTGCCGTCGTCTCTGGCGGACTGCACTCGGTCCATCCGGCACGCTCGAACATCGGTACATCGGCCGGTTGAACCATCTGCCAGCCGTGTTGCGGGTGCGTCATGCGTTTCATGGCTGCATCCAAAAATTAGCGCCGTCCCTGGCGGGTGAATCAGTTGGTGGCGACGATGCCGATGTCTTCCAGACGCGCCTCAACCTGGGCCAGACGCGCTTGCAGGTTGGCAATGACCGAAAGCACGGAATTGCCCTCGTCCTTGGTGACGAATCCGTAGGCGCTGGAGTTGGTCAAATCCTGGATGGCATAATCCGGAGTGCCGGGAGCGGTGTGGGTGATGGTGGTCAATTGGGCGGTCAGGGCAGCACCTTGAACGACCGGCGTGACGCCGTAGAAGCCGACCTTATCAGTGGTGGCGATGCCGATGTTGGTGCCCTCGGGGCCGTTGTGGCCTACCGAGTACGGGGCTTGCGTGGATTGAAGGGCAGTATTTGCCATGATGTGTTACCTCTAAATTCGTTGCTGAAAGGGGCCGTCTCCAGCCCCCACATCATCAGTTCGTGATTCGGCACGCCCACTCGGGGCGCAGCGTCGCCATGCCGTACAGGATGTCGATACGACACAGCAACTCATCGTTGCGGATGTCGCCGTCGAACCACACGCGCAACGACAGACCGTCCTGCACCCGGCGAGCACAGTTATGCGCACCACCCATCAGCGGCAGGTCGGCCGTGATGAACTGGAAGGCTTCCTTGTGATACATCAGGTTTTGCAGGTAGGTCGTCGAGGCGCTGCCGACAAACGTCACAACCTGGGCGTTGAACGCGGTAGTGGCCAACTGAGCGCTGGCGGACGATGCGACATTCTGGCGCGGGCCGGTCAGGTAAATCGTCGGTGATACCGTGATCGCGCCGCCAGCAGAGGTGGTGATGACCGTGAACTGTTGCAGATGGCTGTACGCCTGCTTGGTTTCCGGGTGGCAGGCATACACACCGGCAACCGTAAACACGGATCCGACGGCGGGCGACGCAATCAGTGTGTGCATGTCGATGGTGGAGCCGCCATCGGTAACACCGGCGTTCGCGTCAGTGGATCCGGTCACGTCGCTGCTGTTGGTGTGGGCATACATGCGCTCGTTTTCGTAGAAATCCGCGCCGCCAGTACGACCGAGCATACCCTCGCGGTACTGTTCCTTGATCTGTGTGGAGTCCTGGAACAAGCCCTTCAGCCCGTTGACCAGGCCGCCGGATGTCACGGAATCCAGCATCACGAAGCGGTTGCCGTCCTTCGGTGCCAGATTCTGGTTCAGCTTGGCGCGGGCGGCACCAATCGCGGCAAGGTCGCTCGGCGGGGTGCCGGGAGTGCCGACGCTATTGAACACGCGCTTGGTAGCGTAGCTGATGAAATCGCCTTCAATGCCTGAAATCAGCGCGGACATGGCCGGGACAAGATAACGGTCGGAGAAATCGCCGATGCTGTCCGGGGTAATCAGGGCCAGCTCGGCGGAATTGAACCGCATGTCCACATGGTCCTGCGTCGCCACGGTGATGGTTTGGCTCGACTCGGCCTGGTCCTTGACGTCCATGACGCGGGAACCCTTGGTGCGGGTGTACATATTGGGGTTGGCAACGCGCAGTTGGTCGCCCGGTTTCCATCCGCCCTTGGACTTGAACGACTCGTCATACTGACGGTCAACGGTGCCGATGAAAACGGATTTTTCGTGTGCAACCCGCAAAGCCTCGCGGGCCAGCAGGTCGGGAATATTGAAGGCATTAGCCATGGTGTCACCTCATTTGCCGTCTCTCGACGGTAGTTATCGACGTTTACGCTGTGCGTCCTGACGCCTGCGGAATTCCGCGTACTCTTTGTCTGTCATGTCTGAAACAGACTTGGAGCCGGTGCCAGTCGCTTTTACAGCAGGTGCGGGCGGCGGCGCTTGCGTCACCTTCCGTTCCGGAACTTTTGCGCTCAAACGGGCAGAAATGCGGCCCAGTTCCAGCACTTGTTGACGCTCAGTCATTGCGTTCAGGCGGTAGAGTTCCGTCGGATTCTTGGCGAGATGGTAGGCCACTGCTGGCCCGTCATCCGATTCAAGAATCGTCTCCATCACGGCATCACTAACGCCAATGGCGGCAGATTGCAGCACCGCATCGAAATCAGGATTTGCCTGACGTACGGCAGCAGATCGTTCGTTGAAACTGGCAATACGCTCAGCATTTTTTTGCTGAATGGTGCGCTGTTGCTCAATCTCGCGGAGTCGCTTGCTTGCCTCGAACTCGACTTTTGCATCCAGGTACTGTTCCAGCGTCTCAAACTGCGACGGGTCGGGATCTGGTTGCGATGCCTGCGCTTTGCGCTCGTTTTCGGAAATCTTCGCTTCCAGTTCGCGGATGCGTGCTTCCTGTTCGTAACGCTGCCGCGTCAGTTTGTCGATGCGTTTTTGAACGCCCTTTGGCAGTTTTGCGGGGTCGGGTTCGTGGTCGTCATCGCCCGCATCATCTGCGGTTGATTCTGTGCCAGTATCCGGCGCGGCGTCTGTCGTGGTGGGTTCGTCGGCTGCATCAGCCTGCGGGGCTGCAGTGGTCTCGGCTGCGGTAGGTTCGACCGATGGCGCGTTGTCGATAACGCTGGGTGAATCGCTCATCAAAAAGGCTCCGGCTACACGGCGGCGGGGGAGATTCCGCCGCCGTGTGTATAGGGATGGTGCGATGTCATCACGACATTGCATCAGCGGGATAGCGCCCGCTGTCGTCACTACATCATAGGCTGTTGTTCCCCGACGTTCAACAGTCCGTCAAGGTCTGTTTGCTGCATTTCTTCAGGTTCAGGCATCATTTGCCGCGCTTCTTCTTCCCGCATCCCATCATCCACCTCCTCGGGTTCGCCAAAGTTTATGCCGGACTGTTCCGGCTCCTGCTCGTCTTCCTCTGTTACGTCTGGCGCGGATGCAGCCTGACCCATGATGTTTTGCGCCAGGATTTGAGCAACTTGCACCGATAGAGCATCAAGGTCAGGTGTTGATGCTGTCAACTTTGCGGTTTCGAGCATGGCGCGCACGTCGATTTCGTATTGCTTCAGTCGGCGATCTTCGTCCTTGTCCTCGTTTTCCTCCTTCAGCTCCTTGTTTTCCTGTTGCAACTGAGTGATGAGCTGCTTTCCCTGTTCGATCATCTGCGTTACTTCGGCTGGCAGTTCCTTGTCTTCATTTCCTTCCTCGTCACCAATGATGTTGGCCGGGACCGTCCGCTTCAGTCGCTCAGCAATGGCATCCGCGCCATCCCAATCCATGGATTTAACAATGAGGTCTCCCGCAATCTGCATGATGGCCGGGTTCATTTTTGCGATTTCTACCATCATGTTCAGCGCCTCGATGCGCTTGGTCGTGTAGCTCGGACCTACGTCAACAACCAGGTCATAGCGGCCTGTTGTCAGGTCGTTTACCGGCTCGACAACGCCATCATCGTTGATGCGTGCGCTGTTGATTCTCTCCAGGGTTTTCTGACCATCGATGCCCATGATTTCGATAACGCGCTCGGTGTCGTAGATTTTCGGAATAAGGTCGATAATGACACGGGCGCTGTAGCGGATGGCGCGGCTCAGGTTGTCGATGTAGGCGAAGTTTGCCGTGTCGCCCTCGCGTTGACGTGCAAGGATTGCTCGGCCTGATGTTTCGTTCGACTGCTCACCCAGCGCTGCGGAATAGATGCCGGTCGTGGCTTTCATTTCATCTACGGCAAGAAGCGCGGCCTGCTCAAATCCTTTGTCCTGCATCCCGGCATTGAGGCGCTGCGGCATGGCGGCTGTCGGGTCAGGATTGTACGGAAGATATGGAAGGTTCCCGGACAGCGCATCTGACCAGAGATCGTCCAATCCATCAAGCTGTTTTGTCGTTACCATGACAGGCGCTTTAGGTGCCAACGCCTTTGTCTCGGTGTCGATCGTGCGCCAATAGTTATACATGCGCTGCGGGTCTTTGGCGTGACGGACGATGCCGCGCAGGATGCGTTTGCCGTCAACCATGTCCTCCTTGCCGTTGACTCCGATGATCGGGATATATCGGCCAGCCCAGTCTGCTTGCTCCAGTACTTCAGCGCCTGACATGATGCACATTTTCACGTCGCACTTTTCGGACTTGCGCTCACGGATAACCAGTTCTGGCGCGGTCGGCTTGTCAAATGTGGTAGTTCCATCGTTCAGCAGATACAGCGTTGCCGGTGTGCGCTCCTTGTACCAGTATTCGGCAATCTGCATGTTGTCGCCAGATGCCCACCCTGCTTGCATATGCTCAGTCTGGAAATTGGATTCAGATGCTTTCGGCCAGCGCGCCTTGAACTCGTCCTTGCTGACGCTATCAACAACGATGGCATATTCCGCATCGCTGTAATCTGGCTGGATGGACGACGGGTCAAAATGCACGTTCAGCGCGTTGGGTATACGCTCGATCATGATTTCCTGGTCGAACGTATCATCGTCAACGTATCGGGTTTTGACGCGCCATGCGCCGAATCCAAACGTAGCCGTCTGCTCAAGGGCTGTGTCGTAGGCGAAATCGGCATTGCTGCGGTTTTCGATGCTGCGGATCAGGCCGCTGTAGATTTTTGCAACCTCGACATCGCCATCCTCGCCCGCGAAGACTTTGATGGCAACCTTGTTCTGACGCGCGTCGCCAATAATCTGGTCGATGAACGCAGGGAGCCGATTGATTGTCTGCATCGGTCGTCCGGCGCGCATGGTCTTAACATCGTCCGGCCACTGGTCTCCAGCCGCGAACCGCTGATCATCAATCATGTCAACACGGTTTTCCTGCGTAGCCTCGACGGACGCCTTGTAGCGCCGCATAGCCTCCGTAAACAACGGATCTTTTTCGCTTTTCATTGTCATGCCTCCCGGCATTACGTGTTAGCCCATCCACGCATTGCGGGAACGGGGCGGCTTGATCTTTAGCGGGGTTGTGGTCTTTTCCTCAAACCCTACAGCAAAATAACGGAAGGCATCAGCGCCGTGGCTCGACCAATCATGCGCAGGTTTGGCATGTGCGCCGCCGTCCTTATTTGTTTCGTAATGATAATACTCCAGACAGCGTATTCCGTCGGCGCATTTATCATCAATCCACACATTTGGCATGATGCGGCGCACAGCCTGGATTCCGTTGTCGATTCCGACCTGCGGGACGATGCGTATTTTAAGGCCAAGTTCTTCCAGCATCTCCTGCACGGTTTTCCCGGTGCCAAGGTTCGCATGGCGGGCATCGTGCGGCAATCCGTGCTCGGCGTAAACGTATCCGCGCGATTGCAGCATCTGGACGTAGTGCGTCAGCGGCTGGCGGTTGGCGCTGTAGTAGTCAATCACCCGAATCTGCATCCCGACAGATTGCACAAACCAGATTGCCGTGTTGTCGCCAAACCCCAGATCCCAAAACGTATAGACCGGCTTTGATGGCTCATAAGGCACGCGGCCTATACGCCCTTCCTCGCGCATCTTGCGCATTTCGTCGGCGTAGACAGCGCCATCAAGCACGCGAAGGCAATGGCCCTCCCACGTATGCAGGTATAAGTCCTTGCTTCCTGATTCCCCGGCGTGCCTACGCTCGTTCTCCAGTTCGACAGGAAACCACGGATTGTCGCGCCAATTCACGGCATTGCTGAGGCAGTCTGGCGGCGGGTTGGCGATGAAGCGCTGATAGGTAGGGTCAGTTTCAAGGTGCGGGTTGAACGTTACCCATATTTCGGAGCCTGGTGCGCGTATCGTCGGGATGAGAATGCGCCAGGATTCGTCAGACACCTTTTCGGCTTCCTCGACCCAGCAGACATCGATGCCTTCCATCGATTTGATGCTGTTGATGTTGTGGCGCAGTCCCTCAAAGATAAACTGCGATCCGTTCACGCCTTTGATTGTCGTCTTCTGTATTTCGTAAAAATGCGACAGACCGAGCGATTCGACCTGATCGGACAGCAGCTTGTGGACGGATTCGAGGATGGAGTTCTGCACCTCGCGGGTGCATAGGACGCGCATCGGTTTCTGTGCGGCCAGGATGAGCAAGGCACGCGCAACGCCCCATGATTTACCAGAGCCGCGCCCGCCGTGAAGCACTTTGTACCGGGATGGCTTGAATAGCAGGCTCAGCTTGCGCGGGAACTGCGCGTCAACCTGCTTTTTCGGGATCATGGAATGTGACCGAGATGCTGACCGCCTGTTCTATTGGGCCGCC